CCAGTTACTTTGATTGTAGCTGAAAAAGTTATTTTGTCATCATAAGGTGTGTCTGTCGAAAAACTTGTTATAAACCCGTCAAACGCCCAAGAAGCCAAACTTTCAGGTAAAACAATAGTCATTGCACTTTTTGCGTCTCCGTCAATCAAATCTTGTATGTTTTCTTGGGAAGCAGCATTAGTAAAGTTTCCCTCGATACTCACACTTCCACCATCTTTCAACCCCGGGATAAATTCCCTGTACATATCAGGGCTATCGTGTGAAGATACATCAACCTCATCAACACTTATTTCCGGGCCACTGATACTTGTTAAATCAGCAACCGCTGTTAAAGTAGAATCTACTGTAATACTGAATATTGTTCCAAAAGCCAACTTTCCACTCATTTATTATTCCTCCTCGAATATAAATTCTAAATCTACTATACATTGATAAATTCCTGTTTCATCTTCGTAAAGATCACTTTCATTCATATTAAAAACCGCTCTAAGATTAACACCTTCTATTGTTCCGGTGTATGCGTCTAGTGCAGACTTGACACTTGCCCTGAGCGTCTCAGCCTCGCTGAAGGACTCCCCCCAACATGATAGCTGATATATCTCTCTGCCAATCCCGTCATTGCCTTGATGTGTGTACCCTTGATTATTTGATATTTTACTATATGTTACAACTGGATAATTTTTTACATGTGTTAAAGGAACAGAGTCGATACCCGAACTATTTAAAAGACTATATATAACTTTCCCTATCATTTGAATTTCCTCTCTAAATTCCTTAGAGCCTGTTCGTGGAATCTATTTATTCTAAGCCTACTCATATATAGTGCAGGTCTTAAAAATCCCTGCGGTGCTTTTTTAGAGCGTCCAAATTCTATACCAGGAGCATATTCTACATTCGTTCCCACAAACCCTCTTATTCGTCCGAAGTCAGGCGTTACCCTGTGAGTTATACTTCCTTTAAGGTTCCCCGTATCTACGGGCACTATCTGAATAGATTTAGCTTCAACTTCCATAGCCGACTTTTTCATTGCAAGCCACAGCTCACTTTTTAGCTCTTTCTTCGCTTCTCCTGTCTTATCTATGATTGTTACCTTAGTCTTTTTCACTCTATCACATCCAAATCCACCTGAAGCCATTTATCAAAATTCATAGGGTTTCCGACAAATACAACATTATATTCTGTGCCTTCGTCATCTTTTATTTTATGCTCCGAATCCATTTCACCGTACTCGTCAAAGCTACAATATAATCTGTGTGTGCTTTCCTGATGTCTCGAGCCCGATATATACCGCTCGTTACCACTTAGAGGTCGAATTTTGCCACTTATAGCCTTTTTAACACTATAGGCTACCTCATACTCCCCGAAATCATTCTGAGTGCTTACAGGCTCTAATATTTCAATCCCTGTCTCATAAAATTTTTCTATATCCATTTTCAAACACCTGCTCTTCAAGATCTAAATACATCAACCTGTATTCGTTTAACTCAGACTCAAATGCACCTTTCCAAGAAGTATCACCTTGATTTCCTGAACTGTATTTCACAGAATAGTCACCAAGACTTTCAGAGTCAACAGCTTTTTCCCGAGTTTCTTTAAAGGTTTCAATCTCGGTTTTCAATTTTAATAAAGCGTTTGGTATTGCTAATGTATAAATATAAAAATCTGAGCCCGACTCATTCTTTAAGTCTCCAACTACTTCTTCGTCCAATACTATCTCGTCACTATCTACTGTGCTTATCCGATACACTCCATCACTGAGTGCAGTACCGCTCAAATACACATACTGACCCGCAATATAATTTTCTGTGCCATCAATACCAATAGCTTTACTACTTATAGAATCACCTGTGTATCTATCCCTGACAAAAAAATTATTTATTTCCCTAAGTAAACTCTCAATCATTTAATCACCTACTAACAAATCAAATAATTCGTCCTTTAGACCTCTTTTATTATATTCAATTTCTTTCTTGTCTAATTCTGCTATGATTTCTTTTTTAGTCATATCATCTATGTCATATTCCTTTTCTAGCTTTTTTGGAATACATTCGTGTTTTGCTTCATGTTGATGTAAGTTTTTCATTGTTTCGCTATTCGTATAATATCCACACTTAGGACATCTCCATTCATACATAGTTTGCCCTCCTTTTTCAAAAGAATTAAAGGGGAATATATCCCCTTATAATCTTATATTAACCTGAAGTTCCCCATGCTCTTGTCGCAAGTTTTTCTTCAAGAGTTTTAATTCCATATAAAATATCAAAGGATATTTCATTAGTCTTACTAGACATTGCATAACTTCTTGTTACTCTTATGCTCAATCCTTCGAAATTCGCAACTGCACCTTGTGCTCCACCCATTGGCAATGCCATAGGTCTGTTTACAAGTGCAAAAGCGTCTCTGTGAAATGCTAGATTTCCAACATTAGAAGCACTTATTGTTATTGCTTCCCCTGCACTTATTACTGCGGTTGTTTTAGGAGCAATGCTTACTGACAATGTATCGGCTGCGTCTGCTGTCGCTAATGCTGTCGCAACGAATGATTGATCGTCAACATTTATAACGTCTCCAACTTTCACAGTACCAGATAAAGTATCTGTGCCTGATGGTCCTATTACTATTGTGCTTGCACCTGAAGCAACTTCGGCACTTGTCTCGAATGTATCTGTTCCAGATAATGCAAGAGTTCCTTTAGTGTGAGAAATTACATTCTGACTCATAAAGGTATTGAAGCCCATTAATTTACCTAGAGAAGCCTCTCTCAATGCTTGAGTTGTTCCTGATTTTTCTGCATTAACCACTGAATCTAATACAAGCAGATTACTTTCTGCGTCAGGGCTCAACACTAATCTTCTATTACCCATAGGGCATTTATTTTTATTTAAAACTTTTCTCGCATTTGCTAAATCCGTCAATGTTGCCGGCTCTGTTCCTGCGTCTCCTGCATAAAACGGTATCGTCTTATATTGCTCCGCTAGATCTGAATCTATCTTTTGAGCCAATGCCTGCATAGCACCTTCGGCAACTTGCTCTCCGAAATTAGCTATGTTTAAAGTCATTTCTTTTGCAGTTACGTCAACCGTAACGTCTGCAATCTTATTCATCTTTACGTCAACTTTGCTTTCAACTATGTTCTGAGCTGAAGTGCTTCCGTCAGAAACGAAGTCCTTCGCTTCGAAAGTTGCAGGTTTCTTCACCTGTATTGTATCTCCAAAACTTGCGAATGTTCCCGCATAATCTCTATGAACTAAATTCGCAAATACAAGATTATTTCTCAATCTCATCAAACTTTCATTTGCAATTTGCTCCATTGTTAAAAAATCATTAGTCGCCATTTATTCCATCTCCTTTTATTATCATAAATCTTTCCGTTTACTCTCTCTTTTATCGAAATACTCTGCGTACTCTTTAGCATCCATGTCAGCAGGGTTTTTCCCTGAGTCGTTATCCTTAAACTCGTCCTTGTCTTTTGAATCGCTTTTAGTTTCTATGAATAGACCTGCTTTTTCGTCTTTCATAATTTTTAAAAGTTCATCTGTGTTTTTTAACTTATTATCATCATCAAGTTCTGCCTTGTCTGAATATCTGTCGATTAATAAATCGATTGCATCTTTGTGAGCTTTGTTTTCGAATAACAATTCTTTTAACTGAGTCTTTGAGCTTATTGTCTTTATTTCCTGAGCGGTCTTTTCTTCTATCTCTTTATTTTTCGTCTGCAATTCTTTTATCTTCGACTCGTATTCCTCCATACTTTCTGCCTTTTTACCCAATTCTTCGAGTGTCTCTTTCTGCTCTTTAAGTTGCTCCTTGGTGAGTCTGTGTTCCTCGGTCAAATCGTTAAATTTAGCTTTAGGTATATAATGCTTAGGAGCTTCTTTGTTTATCTTGTCAACAACTTCATTTAATTTATCGCTATCTTCCACATATTCCTTGATTATGTTTTTTAAAAATTCCACTGTTATCCTCCTTAACTTTTATAGAGTGTTACTCTGTTTGGATTTGAGTTTATAGTTTCTCCAACTACTTTGTACTTATTTTACTATAAAATACGGATAATATCAAACTTTTAGTCTAAAACTTCCGTATATAGAGAACATCTGCAATTTACTACTTCCGCAGCAATTCCGTTTTGGTCTCCGGGGTACATCAACCCGTTGTCGAATACTTCTTCAATTTCTAGTGAAGTTCCATCTAAATTTGCATGGCTCTCCCTTGTATTCCCCCAAGGTGACGCACTCCAAACTTTCTTTAATCGTATTCCATATTTATCTCTTGCTTCTGCTTGAACATCTACTCTCGCCATTCCTTTAATTCCTGTTGTCTCTGTTCGTGCTATT